CAAGGGGTGAGCACGCCCCTGGTGACCCTCTTTCTGACTCGCCAGTCAGTTCACAATCTCAAGAGGTTCACAGACTCATTGCTGGTGGCATTGACCAGGCAGTCCAAGTGCTTGGTCCTTGCAGACGTGGAGTTGGGGGCCTCCGACGGTCTCCTGCCGCCAGGCACACTTTACGGCGGGAGAGTGGAGTGGTACGCGAAGCACGACTTACGTCGGTTCGAGCCATTCGGAGTGTTTCATGAGATCATGAGGGAGGCCGCTTCGACCTACCCAATAAACGAGCGCCCTTCGATCTTCTCAACGGAAAAGGTGGTGAAGTGGCCTGCGGTGAGCACCCTGCCGTTCGATTTTGGGGAGTTCAGCTACTGGGCAGCCGAGAACGTGTTCCACCTCAACAACCAGGTCGAGTCCATGAGCTTCTGGGTGGAAGAGCTCCCCTCATCGGTCAAGCTCTACGGCCATCGTCTTCATGAGCCGATTCGCAGGGAGCCGAAACTGATGACCGCCTGCTCCGCAGGCAAGCGGAACCTCACCGCCAGCCACACCCAGGCCATGAACACCTTCCTAGACAGGTTGCGGAAAGGTGAGGACGCCCGGGATCACCAGGCGGCCGTTCGGGCGAGGGCGAAACTCTTCCCAGACCGTGTGCGTCGGCTGGCTGAAAAGTGGTGGACCATGTACATCGACGAAGAGAAGATGTCCGTCGTGATGGGCTCCGTTTTGAACCTTGACGAGTTCTACACCGCCGCCTGGAACGAGTTCTGTTCTGTAGCCAAAATGGACGCCAACCAGGCGGGCCAAACGCTGCGGGGTTTCATCTTCCTGCTCAAGGGCCATCTCAAGCAGCAGATCAAGGCCAAGGGGCTTGAGGCTGCCTATGCCAATAAAGGCGGCCAGCCAATTGCAGCCGCTGAGAAAGCCGTGAACATTTGCTTCTCGCTGTTGTTCCGGGTGATGACCAAGATCCTCCGCTCCTGTTTCAAGGACAATTGGTTGTGGGCAGACGGCTCCACTGACCGAGAGGTTTCGGAATGGTTTCGCAAGCACCCCAGTCGGAACAACTTCCTGGGCGACTACCCGAACTTCGATGCTACCCAGAGTGATTTGACGCAGCTCATAACGGCCGTGACCTGGCGGCTGGTCTGTCACGATGAAGAGACGTTCAACACCTACCGGGAGATCACGATGGATGGCTCCAAG